GGTTTGAAAGTTGTGAAAATAAATTATTAAAATACTCGTCTTGTTTGTCTCCCATACTTTTTTGACTATCAACTAGATCTGTAATATCAATTTCTTCTTCACCTCCTTCTTCACCGCCTTCTTCACCTCCTATTTCTTCAACATCAGCATCTTTTTCAACGTCAATCTCTGTTGTTCCCGTTGGTGCTGGTGGTGCTCCTGCATCAGGTGCTGGTGGTGCTCCTGCATCAGGTGCTGGTGGTCCTCCAGGTAATGGTTCTTCCAATCCTGCGTCTCCTCCTGGTGGTGGGGGTGGTAATTCACCCTGTTCCATAATGTATTTATTAATAGAGTTATATCTTTTAATCTCTTCTAATATTTTTTTATCAATATTCATTTTATCCATTTAATAATGTTTTTATACCAGATTTGGTTTCTACTTGAATTTTTTTGAATGTTTTCATTGTGTTGTCAACTCTTTCAATCAATCCATCTCTCATTCTTACTGTATAACAATCTCCAGTATCTAGGTCGCAAACTTCTTTAGTTCCATTACCCATATCTTTTTCGGAAACTCTTGTGTTTTTACCAAGATAATTGTCTAATATCATTTTAGTATTGCTCATATGTTTTTTTTATATAAATATATCATAATAAATAAAAATTATTGATTCTTGAATTTAGAAACAAAATATCCTATTACATTTTCAACTTTTTCTTCTAATTTTTTCTTATCGGCTTGAGCCAAATCGTCCCACACCTTATCTTCCAAATTAGATGTCCATAATAGAACGTTTGCCTTTGCCAACTTTTCTTTATAACTATTGTCGTCATATTTGTAACTACCAATTGCAATTACTTTTGCTTTAAATTTAGAAATAAAGAATTCAACAAACTTTTCAAACGAGTCAAATGATGCGTATGGAACATTTTTCTTTTGTCCCTTGTCGGCACAGAAGTACTTTTTATTAAAGTACGTTTGTGAGTCACCCCAAGGGTTTATGTCTAATGTTACACTAGCATAATTATGGTCATAAGATTTAAATGTTATTCCGGACCCAGTTTCTATAGATAAAGTTGCTAATATAAAATCAAATAATTTATCTTTGTTTTGTGAACTTAAAGATTGTTTTTCAACTTGTTCGTTAATAACCTCAATTGCCTTATCGAAAGTAATTTTAGTTTCAACTGGAGTTTTGTTTGTGTATGATTCAAAAACTTTAACCAAATTTTCAGAACAATTTTGATTGGCCGTTGGTTGTATATTTGATGAATTGGCTCTATTAATTATTTCAGATTTTTGAGCCAATATATTATTTTGTTCTTGTATTTTCTTATCTTGTTCTTCAATTCTTTCCTGTATTGATTCTAATATTTTTGTTGTCAAAGATTGAAGTAGGTTATCAATTGCTGGAATACTATAGAAAGGTTGTCTTTGACCTTCAATAGTCGTATCAAAACCATTCTCACTAATTCTATGACTGACGTGAGTAATCATATAAGGTCCGGCAAACATAGGTATATTTCTCAAATTAAAATACATTGTTGGTTGTATAAGTGCGTTACCCATCATATCTATAGTACATTTATAACTTCTGTTTTTATAAACGTTATATAGTGAAGCGCTTTGTGATGCTCCAGATCTATTTCGATATAGGTTGGCCATTTGAGTTAACATTTGTTCAGACTCCGCGGTTGGTTTTCCTGGGTCTTGAGCAATATCAAGACTTTTAAATATTTGCTGGTTTTGTGGTCCAAAATCTACGTTAAACCCAACAACTTTATTTGATTTATCCCAGTTAGTTTTTCCTTCTTGATTTTCTAAAAGTGGGTTGTCAGATGCCCTCCTTAAATCAAAAGCGTCATCTCTATATCTATAATCAATGTTATCATTCATCGCCAAATGTGTACTTGGCACAAAAGAATAAACGGCTAAATATTTGGCTGTGGTTTCTCGATAATCAACATTTAAAAATGTCCCAAACAAAGTGTTTGCAAATTCTAAAGTTCCTTCAGGTCTTGGTGTTGGGTTTTTGGATGCGTCTTGTACATTATAAAAATTAGCATAAGATGGGAGTATAAATGATGTAAATCTATTATCTCTAAATATTGTTTCAACAATACCTAACATTGTATTTTTATAATCCATATATTCAATCAAGTCCTTTGCTTTGAATATATCCACGTATATTTTTTGACCTATGTCTCTACTAGCCCTATCAACAGTTAATACGTCCTCAAATAAAGTTTTGGTTTTAAAATCCCCTCCTGATATCCATTTATCATTAATTCCCTTTAAAGTCTCCCACAACTCAAGTCTGGTTTGTTCACCTTCAAATTCTGTATATTTTACCCCAGGATTTTCAGTGGTAACATTAATAGGGCCTATTTTCGCTTTAACCTTTGTGATTATATCACCAAGAATTAAGTTTATATAAGAATCACTACTAGTTTTATAATTTGTCATTCCAGAGAAAAACTTATCTTGATTCATTGTTGGGTCAGTTATCTTTGCTTGAGCATATATTTTAATTATAGGTGCAAATAATTTAACATTATTTTCATTAAAATTCATATTCATGTCAACAAAGAAATCTGTTATATATGAACCATTGTCGCTATATTTTAATTGTGGTATTTCTGAAAAACCTACATATGTTTCTAAAGATGCCCAAGTTTGTGGATTTGATGATTTTGACACCGCCAAAGTCGTAGTACCTCCGCTTGTTGGTAAACTATTTTGAACATAAGTTTCCCATGTGTATGGATCTACTATATTTTGTGGTGCAAAACTGTAAAACAATTTTCTATCAAAACTTGAAGGGTTACCGTACTTGAAAGTAATCTTATAATTCATAAACTCGTCAATTAGTTTTTGAATGTTTGTTTTTTGATCTTCAGTTATTTTTGTGACTAATGTAGATCCTGATAGATTAGATGGTTTAGGTATTACAAACATCTCTCTCATTAATGCTTGGAAATTTTCATTTCTTTGTTCTATCTGGGTATCTTCTTTTCTAGGTACTGTAATACTTTCAAAATCATAAATTGATTTACTGAAGTTTAAAAAGTGAGTTTCAAAAAGGTCTAGAATTTCCGGAGTGAACGTTGTAAATAACTCATCAATTTTAGAATATTTACTTGAATCTCCGTGTAATGAATAATTTTCTTGCCATTCAGTGTTGTTTAAAATTTGTTTTGTATATTCGTCTGGTTTTGGTTTTGTAATTTTACTAACATCAAAATATCCATATTGTGGTGCTTTCCAAAATAGTCTAACAGAACCATTATGTAATGCGGGATTATTTTGTAAATTAATAGTCTGTGTCCCAGCTTGATTGAAACATTCTTGACTTGCCTGATTAACGTTAGATCCCAATGATGGTAATGCAAATGCGGATTGACCGTCGTCGGATAAAACATAACAACTCCAAGGATAAACCGTTAATGATCTATTTGGGTTTAAAATATCAAATCCTTGAGGTTTTACAATTACAGATGAATTACTCAAAACCATTTTGAAATTTGTATTTAAAGCGTTTTGAATGTCTTGATTTGAATACCCTCCGATTGCCTTGTTTGTAACAACAAAATTCTTAATACCAGTATTTGCATTATTTTGAATTGGTGTTGTTATATATAAACCAGAACCTCCAGTTGTTCCGGAAACTTGACTAACAATAATTGTGTTCAATGCCAAGGTTGATCCGGACAGAGCGGTTCCTGGTGTTATAGAGTTAGAAGATGTGTTAACTATTTCTACTTTATCTCCAGAAACAAAATAAGTTCCGGTGATTGTTCCTGTTTGTTTGAAGATACTTTTACCCTGAAAGAACACATTGAAGTCATTAATAAGTTTCGGGTAAAATCCTGTGGTAATCTGATTGAGATTTGCCAATATAATTTGAGTGTTTTTATCTAAAACAATATCATAATTTTGACCATCAACTATTACTTGATATGTCGTTGTGGGTGATTGTGTACTAGGATCATAGTTATCCAAGTAGTCCGTATTTTTCCAAACCGAATCTAAAAAATCAACTCCTGTGGATTTGAATGTCTTATACCTATTCCATATAGATCCGTATTTTAAAACCCACGAATATGGTAAATTATGAATTGCTGCAAACTTTTTAAATGATGGTAATATATAACTTAAATTGGTTATAGAATTATCCGAGTTTAATTTTTTATATTTTTCTTTTAACGTTGCGAGTGGTAAACTATTCAAAAATAAGTAAGCCGCTGCTTTATATGGTGATTTATCGGCCAAATTATACCTAAAGTTTTGAACACCTTCTTGTATTGCATTTGCGAAGAATGGTGTGTTGAATATTGATGTTGTCTGTTCGTTATAAACATTACCACTATAATTCACATAAAATATTGATCCTTCGGTTGCATATTGTTCTTCTATAATTCTTCCCTTATAAAAGCTTGTTAAATTTTGTAAATTTAAAACTTGATCAAATGTTTTAGTTTTGTAATTAAAATTTGAAATTGGTGAAATATCATCTTTATTACTTATAACTTTGTTATCAGTTCTATATTTTAAAGTGTCACTAGTTTTGAACGTATCGACACTTGACTGAACGGAATTACCATTTGCCAAATAATTTTTACACCAGTTTAGATCTGTTAGTGGGTATAAATCTGTGAAGTCATATTCTTCATTTATAATATCTCCACCAAAGAATGATTCCACCGGAGCGTTATTTTCTAAACCTAATTTAGGAACTGATGTATTATCTTGTAGTATGTCAGACTTATATAAAGCATATGAAACATTAGTATCATTTTTAATATATGGTGTGTTAAAAATACCTCTTTCGTAATTGTTCCATGATGATCCTTTACCGTCATTTGATATTTGTTTCAAATATGATTGGTAAACTGGTGCATTAATATTTAATTCTTTAATTTTTTTAGATAGAATTGGATTACTGGTTCCTAATGCCGTCATCATATTTGTAACTTCAGACTCAACAACTGAAGTTTGTATGTTATTTATTGTGATTGATTTTCTGTTGAATTTTGAATAATAAGAGTTTAAAATCATCCTCTCATATATTTCATAAAAGAATTTTACTTCTTCTGTATTAGAATAAACGTCATTACCAATTGTAAATTCAATTGCGTTGAAACTGAATCTTTGTGGTTGAGTTAAATCATTATTTGCATCTCCAAAGTCAAATTGTGGGTTTTCTCTTTCGACATAACCTCTTAAAAATTCTTCAACAAACTGAACTTCCGGCCAAATTTCAGGAACGAAAGCATTTATTTTATTTGCCAAAACATAATCACCAGGATATTTTAATTCGTACTTTTCTTTACCGTCAATTAAATTTTCAACAATAAGTTGAGGCCATGGATAAATAACTTGATTTGTTTCATTGTATTTGTAATCAACACTTTTCTGTGTTGATCCTGAATCAAAAATCGCTCTTTTTCTATTTTCGTCATCTCTTAAAGTCCACGCAACTGTGTGAACATCATCCATCAATCTTAAAAAGGCTTCTCCTTGTGCAAAAAATACCGCTAATATATTTTTAATAGTTGGCTCAAACCCCAAACCATTATTTTTATCTTTAAACTGTTCTGTTATTTGTTTGGTTAACCCTTCCTCTATTTCTTGTTTTTTGGCAATAAACTTTTCATCATTCTTTTTAATAAGGTCTTGGAAGGAATTTGGTCCCGTAAAAAATAATAATCCTGGGTAATTTGTTAATTTGTTTCCGTTTATTATTTCTTCTTGAATTGTTTTTTTGGATGTATCATATTCTTGGGAACCGATTTCTAATTGTTTTCCCGTTCTTTTATATAAAGTTTCTCCAATATTGATATCACCTAATGTTACTTTTTTGAAAAAGGTTTCAATCTTGACTGGGATATTACCCAAATCTTTTCCTACCGCTTTGTTTGCTTGTAACTCGTTCAAGTATTTTTTTAGAATACCATCTAATTCGGTTATCGCTTCGTTTTGTTTTTGGATATCGCTAAACTCGGGTTTAAACTTATATAATGTTGTTTTGTCTGTATTATTTTGAATGAATATATTTTCATAATCTAACCATTTTCTTGACCAAACACTTGTTGATGATGCCAAGTAAACATCTTTAGAGAAGTCCGCAAGTTTTTCAGAATATAATTTTAAATCATTAAGTACATCTAGATTTTTTTTTCTAAAGTTGTTTTCTATGTTTGTAATTAGTTGACCTAATCTTTTTTTCAATTCTAAAATTGTAATCTCTGGAAATGTTTCATCAATTAATCCTTTAGCTTTATACTCCGAATACAATTCTTTCATTTTTTGGTATCCACCGCTACTGTATTTAACAGAAGTGTTCGTACTACTATTAGAAGAATTAGTACTTTGTGTATTTGCGGAATCAATTTTGATTCGATACATTTGAGGGACTGCCATAATTTGACCCCAAGTAACATCCGCCAATACCGTATATTTGTAGGTGTAAAACTTACATTGTATTCTAAAATTATGAGTTGATGGATCAAAACTTGCGTTGAACGTCTGTAACATTAATGGTATTCTTACTGCCTTCCCTAGATAACCTTTTATTGTTAAATGAAATAGTGGATATGGTAAATTAAAAAAGGCAGCATATGGTGAATCGTTTCCGGCTTCAAATAATGCCCGACCTTTTACGTCTTCCATAGTTATGTTTACTTCAGGTAAAAATTCAGTTCCATAACTTATGTTAATTTGATTTAAACCCAAAAGACCATTATCAACAGATCCTGGATCTCCATATGAAGTAAGAGTTTGTTTTATATAATAATCGTTGTCTTTAGTTCCGTATTTAACTTGATCTAATCTTGGTTGATTTTGACCTTTGCCTTGTAATGTATTTTTACCTGTTAGTTCATCAGTATCTGCAGTGTCGAGGAAATCTTTAAACCCTGGATTTAGGAAATTAATTTTTCCAACCGATATAGTTTGGATTTGTGTGTTCTGTGGAACTCCTAGTGCCAATTTTGTTCTTGGCGTTACCGAACATTCTAAATTTGCGTAGTAAACTAGATCTTCATGTTTGATCAATCTTTCTTTAATAGTTCCATCTTCAGCAATTACTTTGTTCGGGTCAATTACTGATATGTTTTGATAATCAAATTCAACTAATATATTTTCAGAGTTATTTACCATAGTACAAGAAGTGATTATCCAGAGCGCCTTTATAGTCCTGTAATGAAGTTAAAAGAGGAAATGGAATTGTCAATACTGCCCCATCAGGAATATTAGATTCTAAACCTGTATATCCTGGGTTTGCTTGTAAAATTAACCATCCAAAGAAAGGAGACCCGTAATACTGTTGAGATATTTTATCTAACCTAGATTGACCATATCTAAATATATATTTTTTATCTGATGGTTTTAATGGTAATTGTACATAAGGAACGACCTGTTGTACTCCATTTTCTAAAAACATATTATATCTATTGTAATATTGAAGTGCCATTTTTATAAGAATGTTACTTTACCATTAAAGGTTTTTTTATTTTTATTTGTATTAATCGTAGAATACGTTTCTTTAAGTAATTTTCTGTTATCTTTTGTGTTACTATTTTCTTCTGTTGTGTAGTATAATTTTGTTTCGAATTTTTCAATTTTATATTTTTTGAATTTTTCGTATTCTGGTGTTTTTTCGTACTTGTCGAAAATTTCTTTTTCTTTTTTATATTCCTCATTGAAGTTAAATTTCAGTTTTTCACACGTTGCTTGAATTAGTTTTACAAGATCTGTGTTACCTTTAACTTTTTCTGTTAATAATTTATCAACAAATGCATTATACTTATCATCGTTTGTAAATGTTTGTGACATTACCATATAAAATCTTCTAGTATATGTGTCTTGAGAAAATAAAACCCATGTTGGGTTGAAAGAAAGTCCTTGATCTGTTAAAGCTTTGTTTGGGTCTAATATTTTATTCTCTAGTATACTTTTGTTATATAATGTGAAAGCACTTGCGGTTTCACTAGGATAGATCCTTATCATATTTTCAAAAACATTAGTCCCTCCGGGTATTAATTCTGTGTTATAAACAAGGTATTCTCCGGTGTCCGTTTTGTAACCATCAATTTTATTAATTACTAAATCCAACTCTTTAAAGGTCTGTATATAATCTTCTTGGTATTTAACTATTTCATTTATTGCTCCGGTTACCGCTTGATCCATTTCGGCCTCTTGATTCAAAATGATATCAAACAAAACATTTTCCACATCACGTTTTGTTTGTTTTGACCATTCATTATTACTATCTTCAATTGCCTTTAATATAGGATTATTTTTGTCGGTCACATCTTTTAACGCCTGTTTAAATAATTTTCCGATACTACCTTGATAATCAGATGGCTTTCCAATAATTTCTATTTTATCAGAACTGCTTTTGTAATAATTTAAAACACCTTCTTTATAATTTCTATCTTCCAAAACAAGTTGAGATATTGGGTAATTGGTAACTTCATACAGTTTTTTGATTTGATTAAAAATTGTTGTGAAATAATTATTTGTTTTAGTTGAAAGTTCTTCAAATATTGCGGTATATTCTGTTTCACCCGTCATAATTTTTCCATCATTATAATACTCTGTCGTTAATATATTTCCAATTGTCGATCCTCCTTTTTCACCAGCATCCTGGTTATTTATTGCGGCACTATTAGATGGTACAACATTAGCCTTACCAACAATTTTTGCAACCATACCTTCGTCCCTTTCTTTTGTACTTTCTGTTGCAACCGCCCTTTCATCATAAATTTCTGTATTAGCATAATAGTTAAATGATAATGCGTTTTGAAGTTGTGCTACCGGTCCGGCTAATCCATGTCCACCAATAAAATCAAATCCCAAGGTAATTTTTGCCAACATAGGTTGGACTCCGATACCTTCCGGATTAATATCATATAATAATGGTTCATAAGTTATTGACAATTGATTTGGTACTATTTTAGTATGGTAAAAATCTCCAATTCTCAATACTAAAATTGGTGGTGTACCAAATGAGGTATTTCTCGCATCGTTATATTTCGGTTTACCGTCTGGTCCGATAACTGGTATTGTTTGTCCTGGTCTTACACATTGATTCAAAAATGTTAATCTAGCATTCAAACCTTCAGGTGTCATTGAGTGGAAAGTCGGATTGAAAAACTTAATTTTATCTTTCAATGATGCATAAACCGTAGGGTTTGTGATTTTAATTACTTCAAAATAGTCGCATTCAGAAAATAATTTTCTTAATATTTTTTTCGAGATTCCTTCTTTTACTCTTTTTTTAACATCAATATCAACATCATCGTTTTGTCTTGGTGGTTTCGGTGGTGGTGTACATCCAGAATTTATACAATCTTCTAGTGTTTTAAATTCACCTGTCGCAGATTGCTCACACTTTCCATCAATACATGCATACTTTGTAGATATCTGTCCACAGTTTTTATCACACTCCTCTTGAGTGGTATAATCACCAGTTCCGTCCGCAACTTTTTGACAAGGTTGACCTGGAGTTACACATTTGAAGTTTTTTAATTGTTCATTTCTTTTACATCCTCCTTGTTCTGGTGGTGCATTTTCACATTCACTTTTACTTGCAAAAGTACCATCTTTTGATTGTATACATTTACCATCATTATTAGGTCCACATTTCCACTTGGGTTCTTTAGCGTTTGATAATTTAATTTTTGCAAAAGCAACTCTTCTACATGCCATAGCCGGAATACTATACCATTGTGAATTATTAGTAACTTTATTAAGACTTACGTCTTTAATATCTGTTGTACAATTAATTGGGCTAGCCAAATTGAAATCTTTATCTACAGATTCAACTTCCGTGTTCCCTTTTGAAGAAACTAAATCTCCAGTTTTTGGTATAACGGCTGTCTCACCATCAGGTCTAAATGTTATAATTAATTTAGCTTCATCCCTCCATTGTTTTACCGTTTTGTCACCAATTTTTTGTGTATTCAACCAATTTTCTACAGTACTATTTCTTCTTTTAGATAAGTTTACGTTGTAATTTTCTTTTGCCGGTGCCGACGCGGAACCTATCAATTCCAGTGTAACTGTTGCTTCTAAATCTACCAAAGCCTTTTTAAGTACTTTAGGGACAAAATCATTTTGTATTTGTGAAAAATTACCAATTATTACGTCATCAAAAAATTTACTTATACCAGCACTAGAAAATTTTTCTGATCCAACAGCAACTTCTATAGGTGCTGATGTTCCTTCATATGTTGACCTTCTACCTAGATATTGAGAATACCAGTCAGTGAATGGGGTTGTTACAGATGTTAAATTTGATGATTTTCCTATTGGGTAATCATTGTCAAAATAAAAACCAAAACCCAAATACGAATTTAATTCTGACTCAACGGATCCAATATTTATGTCCAAATTATTAGTTGTGTTATTACCTTGTGTTCCACCTCCATTATTCCCACCTGAAGTTCCGGTTCCTGAATTTGCATTCCCATCAATTGTATTTGCACCTCCGGTCGACGCATTTTGAGCATAACTTATCGATCCAAGTATATCAACTTCTTCTTCTCTTGTTAATTGTGGATTTTGTAATAGTTCTTGATATGTATATAGTTCGTTTATAGAAAGTTGGTTAAATTTAAGTCCTAAATCATATAGATCATATTTAACACAACCAGCAAAGAAAGAATCCATAATAGAATCTACTTGTTCTTGAGACATATTTGCTAATTGTTTTTCAATGATAGTGTTCATTGCCGCTGGATGGTCAACTACTACAGTCCAGTTCAAACTTCCCGTCCTTGTTGTATTTTTATATGTATAGATAGGTTCAGGTCTGCCAAGGAAAGATGTTGAGTTCCATGATGCGGTTGATGAATCATTGAATTTTAAATCATAAGGTGGAAACCACATGATTCTACCTCCATTTGGTCCCTTTTCACAAATTGGTAAATCATCATATGTATAACCAGGTTCACTTGATGTCCTCCACGCAAGATTCTCAAGTGAAAACATATATTTTTTAACTTTACCATTCTTAATGTTTGTGGATTCTTCACCTCGTAGTGGTGCAATATTCAAATTATATGTGTTATCAAATATTGAATAACTAAACTTTCTACCAGATTCAGTTATACCATCTGTTTTTTGTAAGTCACCATAAGTAAGATAAGGAGTGTCTTTTTGAAAGACTCTACAATATTCCGCACCTACTTCAGTACCATCGATACTAATTGTTTCTGAATTTGTAACACTATCATAATAAGCAACAACTCTGGAACCTTTAGTCATTTCCTTATATCCATCATTGAATACTTTTGAAACTTGGTTAATAGCGTTTCCAACGTGTTGTAATCTTCTTACACCCGTTACATTATCTGCGGATTCAATTAATTTTTGTGTGTTATCTAAAATTGATCCAGGTTTGAACTCAAACTCTGTTGAATCTGTGTCTTGATTAAATTCCGCCTTAACTGAATTAAATTCAGCATCTTGTGGTTGTACTGGGTCTCCACCTGGTTTAACATGAAAACCTATGTTTTCTTTATACTTTGGTGATAACCAAACAAATTGTCCCGCAATTCCACCTAAATTAGTATAGGATTTACCAGCTAAACCAAATTTTATTTTATCAATATTACCTTCATATAGTTGAGCCAATTCAGACGGACCATAAACAGGTGCTTGTGTTTGTTTACCAAATCTATCAACTGGTATCTCATTATCTGGCGAGTTTATTGTTGATGGTTCAGCCTGATCACTACCAACATAATATCCTCCACCTTGAGTTGTGTTATTACCTAAAAGGTTATTGATTGCTTCGGTTACTCCAAGTAATAAACCTTTATTGTATTTTGGTCTATAAATGTTGTAATCTAAACTTTTAAATAAAACAGACTTTTGACCATACCCGGTATTTGCGATAAAAATTTCGGATGGATTTCTTGTTTTGTTAAGTATTGGGCCAAGTAATCCTCCGGTCAAATTATTTACAACACCAAGAGCGTTTTCTGTTTGTGGTGATAATACTTGATGGTTTTCATCAAAATAATCTCCTGGTATTGGTGATACAGGAAAATAACTTCCTGTTAATCTATTTGCAAATGAAACAGCCAAAAGTAATGGATTTTCTGGAACTGTAATTTTCCAATTTTTTCCTATCAGTGGTTGTTGTCCGGTGGCAACTAATGACGCTTCAAATGGATCTTGTAAATTATCTAGTTGAAATACATTAGATATAATTTGTTGTTCCTCAAATGCGATTCTTGCTTTGAATTCATCTCGAAGTGCGATCGCACCTCTTTGAGCCAGTTGTGAATCCTGTGAAAGTAAACCTACCGACCCTTGTGGGTTATCATCTATTAATATTTGAAATGGTGTATAAGTTGATGGTAAAAAAACTAAAGGTACACCTTCATTGTCAGAATAAGGAACAAAGTATTGTGCATTTTGAATTACATCAGTTACTATGTATAAATCTTTATATCCAGTTTCAGGTCCATAAATATTTTTAATGTATGCAGCATCAATAAAAAATTCATTTACTAATACTACATCCGCATCGTCTTGACCATATTCTCCTTGGTTGGAGTCGACCGGTAGTGGTGCTCCATTAGTAGATATTATATTATTGTAACCACCATCTGGACCATAAGCATTTAATGGGTAAAGTTGATTTGCTAAAACCGTTGTACCTATTAAATCATTTGGTGAATCAATAACTGAACTATCATTTAATGGTGAAACTTCATAATTAACATTACCAGATGGTGGTGAAAACGCACCTGTAACTGTATAAGGTGGAAGATTTCTGTTCATCAAAGAATTTCTGAACGATGAACTGGCATCAAATGATAAAGTAGTATCAGACATTAAAATTTATTTTTGTTATAAATAAATAGATAAATATGAATTTTTTAAATTAAATAAATCATTATTTACTCTGGTTTTCCTGGGGCACTTGCCGTGTACATTCCTCCAGCCCCACCAGGTATTAAACCATTTCCTGTTTTTAATTTATTAAGCTGGTCAAGAACCATATTAATATTTGTTGTATTTTTACCACCTTCAAAATATTCGGTTAACGCTCTTGACATTAATTCTGTTAGTGCTTGATTTTTAGAATCTGGATCAAGTTTAACATTTAGATCAATTTTAACGTTTTCATTTATTTCTAATGGTTTAAATTCTATTTTACCCATTTCTTTAATGTTCGTTATTTGGTTAGTAAAAGTTTGAACTGTATTATTAAATGTCTCTGTATTTGCGTTGAAATTTGAAAGTGGATCAGTTTCAGACCCTCCCATTCCAAATAAATTTGTTAAACCTCCGAGACCACTATTAAATAAATTACCTAACGTATCGGTAATTGTAGAAAAATCAAAATTTGATAAATTTCCAAGATTAGATAAACCTCCTAACATTGATGTAAAATCAATGTCTTTTATTTTATTAATTATATCTCCAAAGTCACTAATCCCATAATTTTCAAGAGCTTCTTTAATGAACTCTTTTACTTCACCAGCGACAGCGTCGGTTCCCTCCCTATATGTTCTGGTACTTACATATCTTCCACCGATTAATCCTGGATCCGTTTCTTTATCTCTAAATAAAGCTTCTCTTAAACTAGTTGTCGATAAATCATAAATACCTTTTGCAGTTTGACTAGAACTCATACCATAACCAATTGCTTTAAAAAATTGATCAAATTTGGCATTTAATCTTTCGGTTTGATTAAGTTGTTCTCTGGCTAATTCTTCCATGGTTTTAGCCTGACCTTTTTGTTCTTCTTTTAAACTTGTGATTTGTTCTGCGGTTAACTGTGATGCTTCAACAATATCATATTCACCAGTAAAATTACCACGTTCGTCAACTTGTTTGACCTTAACTTCCGCAATTCCTTCTTTGTTAATTGTTGCCATAGTAGCAATTAACTCCCTATCCTCTTTGGATGCAATTCCTTCTGGGAATTTGATTTGTTTTAATTTCATATCGAATTCGGCTGCGTGAAGAGCCATCTGTTGTAACTCACCATTAGCGTATCCTAATTCTTTCCCTATTTCATTTAACCTTCTTTTTTCACCGGGTAATATTTCGAACTGACCTAATTCTTTATTAAACCTAACAAAGTCTTTGGACATTTCTATAATTTGATTCTGTAACTCCGCAGGATCATTTTGTGATAAGTCCATTAATCTTAATGGATCAAGAAGTGCATTAGCTGATACTCCTAATCTTTGAAGACCTGCCGCCAGTTCAATTGCACCTTCCGGATTGAAGACTTTATCAACTATTGTGAATATTTTTGTCATGTCCACTCCAAGTCTTGCTGCTTGTGCCGACATTTTTGCCAAACCTTTAATTCCTCCTTCGAAATTATATATGTTCATTTTTTCAAGGTTAGAGACAACTCCAGCAGAAACCGCAGCAACTGAAACACCAGCACTTCTGGCAATTTCAACAACTCCTTCCATGGTGTCTCCAACGTTAACAATTGAAATACCAACATCTCTAAACTTTTCTGCTAATGTTCCTACGTTTTGTCCGGTAACACGAGCGGTTGCCGCCAATTCTGTAAGTTGTTCATTTGAAATTGTAACTGTTGTTTCGTATTCTCCAGCAAGGGCATTAAATGTTTTGGAAACATCGGTAACCCCCATACCTAGTTCTGCGAATCTAGAAGCGTTATCTGCAACCATCAATTCAAACTCTCTACCTCTTTCGATTCCTAAACCAAGGGAGTTTCTAATTTGTGTTGATTGTTCGTCTAGAATTCTTGTTCTTTTGTATATTTCTGAAGGAGCAAATAAAGCTTCTGTTTGACCACTTATCCAAGCTCCAATACTACCGATACTACCTTTTAGTAGATTATCTGTAACCCCTTGAGAAAAGGCCGTACCAATTTTGGTACCTGACTCGTAACTTGCAGCTACGTCAGCATCAATTAAACCCTTTACAATATTGGCTTGATTTTCGGTATTTCCGTCGCTTAAAAACATCATATCTTAAATGATAAATATTTCATTTAAGTTTTTTTATTTTGTTCAATTAATTTATCAATGATGTATCTTCTTTCGTAAGTTGGCATACGATAAAAGTCCGTATAGGAAATGTGTAACATTTTTGCTAGAAAAATATATTCTTCTAAAATATATCCTCTATGTTCAGAAGAAAGGCCGAAAAAATTCCACCCCAAAGGCAACGTTCACGTTGACTCTTTCTCCTGACGGGGCGGTTACTTCTTTTGTTAAATCTAATCTGGGTTCGTTTTCTAATACGAATGTCCTGATATGTTTAGAGTCCATAATTGGCATGGTCTCAATAAATTTTGCAATATCTCCTCTGTCTGTACTACCATTAATATCAACAATCATTTTGTTTAATCTCAAAGTAATAATTGGTGACACCCTTCCTTGTGGATATGAATCTAATATAGATTCTATTTCAATAGTGTCTCTCATGGTTAATGGTTTTATTTTTACAGTCGCCCCACTTTTAGGTAGAGTTGTTGTAAATGTCCCATCGTTATCTGGTAATACTTTTGTTTTTTTAATGTTCATCTCATCTAAAAAGACTGATGTTTCAAATGGTCTATTTGTTTGTGGATCTGTAACCATTAATTTATATTCAGGACCAAATGATGTATTTCTTAAAAATATAAGAATAGCCTCAATGTCTCCATCTAATAATTCTTCGGGTCTTAAATCTGGTTCATATAACTTACTTCTTAATAAAGGTAGAATAATACTTTCTTTAATTGTTTTTCTTGAATCCATGTTTACAAGAATGTTTTCATCGGCCGCAGTTAAATAACCAATTTTTACATTTTTCTTTTTTGACGGATAAAAAATACCACCTGATGGTAATGACACAACATCGTGGGGAAGATTAAAATTCATTTGACCGTAGTCGTTTACGTTATTGTCCATATATAGATTTGTTTTACCTTAAATATAATTTCACATTATTTTTAGTAAACAATTGTGGACAACAAAAAAAATCCCTAATACCGAAGTAAAGGGATTTTGAAAAAAATATTTTGAAGTATTTTCAGTAAACCAAAATACAACGGTCCATTTGCAAAGTCGCTGAAATGTCGGCAATTGCATCTTGTGAATAAGATAACGAACCAAAGTTAGCGTCAGTTAAAAAAGCTCCTTCTAAAATCCATTTCTCAACAACAACTCCGGTTGGGTCTAACATTTCAAGGTCCACATTCTTTTTGTAACCTGCGGCATAACCCATACGACCTGTTACAGATTCTGCACATAGACGTACCCACTCCATAATTGCTTGAGACGCTGATGGTCCAATTGGGTCTCTAAACTTAACATTAATTGAATTCCATACGAATCTACCCGCAACATAAGTTGAAGTATTTAGAAATTGAATTTCAGTTGAGTTGATTTTGATTGTGGGTCTTGATGCACTTTCCACAAACCACTCGTTGATACCTAAACTTGAAGGAAAACGTAAAATAAACCTGTTCTGTCTTTTAGGTTCATACGGAACTGGCATTTTCATTAATAAATCAGCCATAATTTTTTATTTTTTTTTGTTTTATGTTTATTCTTTTATTATGATAAATATATCAAGTCAAAAAATTTTTCTATTTACTTTGGTTTTTTTTAAAATATTCTTCTTTTAATTCTAGCAATAATATTCTCTGTTAATTTATTCTCTTTTATTTCTTCTTCTTCACCTGATTTAGTTAAAAAAGTTCTTAAAGATTTTAATCCTGTTTCTTTTGCTCTATCGCTTGATGCAATTGCATTTTTTTCATCATCATCTAAAAAGTGTACTTCTGGTTCTACAAATAAAAATCCACTTTCTATTGGTCCCTTATCACCAATTTGATCATCAAAATATGCTTTCTTTTGTAATCTGTAAGAAAGTGCACTAACGTAGTCGTGGAAGTTTTTATTAGCCTGAAACTTTAATTCTTCTGGTGAAGCCGCTTCATC